CATTGAATTCTGCGGAATCCCCCGCGCATCCTTATTGTTGCGCAATCGTCAATGAATCGCCACTTGTTCGAGCCTAATGCAACACCACCATCAAGAAAGCGAACTTGATTGAAGATTTCTTCGGTCTTCTGTGCGGTTGGCATTCCTGCACAGGCCGCGATTGCAACGTCTCCCCTATTAGATCGCGTGTTCCTTATATAGTCAGCCAATGCGATGCTTGCAATCGAGCGTTTTGCGGCTGTTGATTTGATCATTTGGGACTCGTCGGCGATTAACCCTCTAATCGATTGAAGGGAATAGATTTCTTCTGGAAGGTCAAAGCAGTCCCTTCTGGCAATGATCCGCTTTTTGTTGTAAGCGTTTGCGAGTTCATGGTAGGAAATGAAACGAAGGTGGTCAAAGGGGATTTGTTGCTTTACGGCTTCAAGCATCCAGGTAAAAAAATCATCTTGGCGGGAAAGTATCAGGACAGGGAAAGCATTTCGGTCTTTAATAAACGTTAATGCAGATCTTGTTTTACCTGCACCAAACGGAAAGAAGAATCCCGCATAGAAAAATTGGGATAGTTTTTTCCTTGCTTGTTTTTGATGTGCCCAAAGTCGCATGAAAAAGAACTCCGCGCAAGGATTCTTTTTACATCAACAGATTTAACGAAGTTTGACTTGTGAGGGATTACAGACTATGTAACAGGATTCAAGACCTTCTAAAATAAAATTACCTTCATCGAAAATGATTTCAAGTTGATCAAGTGTTGCAAGATCAAGTTCGTCATCACCATTTACATGAAAGCAGACTGCGCCAGTTTCTTCAAATTGTTGAAGAATTCGGAGGGCTTTTTCAGTGAGATAAGGTAATTTTGGGAGATCCATTTTCAGGCGATGTAAGACTGTTGTCTTTTTGAACTGTCCCTCTTTGATTGCTGCCGTTTGCTTTTTCATTGATCTTTCCCCTTTCTCTTTTTTAAGAAGACACCGGAGAGGGTTAAAACTATTTTGTCGAATGTTTTTCCTCTCCGGTGTTGGTTAGGGATATTCAAGAACCAAGGTAGAAAAGGCCTCATCAAAAGGAGATCCAAGAGTCTGAAGTAATCCCCAACCAATGACGTGAACAGTAGCACAACAAAGGGTTTGAGGTCAACAAGTTTTTTGAATTATTTTCTTGACTTGCTAATGTCTGGATGTCTGAAATGATTAGATGCTTCTGGAAGAAATGATTCTCTCTATCCAAGGGAAAGGTTTGTTATCCTTATGTCAAACCATACTATAAATCGAGGACGCGGATTTGCATCTAAACACGATTGGGTTGCATTACAACATGAATTTAACAAGACCGATATAACGTTGAAAGCATTTTGTAAAAGAAAGAAAGTCTCGTATGCATCAGCAACGATCAAACAGAGGTTGAGTGTCAAACGTCGGCAAGAATACCACGCTATGATTGAACGAAAAGCAATTGCAGCACTTTCAAAAAAGGATATTTCAAAGCGTGTCAAAGAACTTGAGAAATTAAATGCACAAACTGATGTGCATCTTGATCTCGCAACGCATGTAGCACGACAAGTAAAGGCTAAAATCAACACAAGTCCCGAACTTGTTGGGACTCATATTGATGAAGATCCAGGTGATATTTCAACGATGGTTCGTAACCTTGGAACAACTCATGCTTCAGGTGTTCAAACCAAAGTCAAGTTGATGGAGATTGATCCAGAACACGCCGAAGAAGGATCTGTAACAGACGTATTTGAAAAGATGGAAAGATCCGCACAGATCGATGAAAAGGAAAATCGGCCAAGTGAATGAAGACACCCCAAGAACTATTGAGGCAATTGCTTCTCGTATGTGGAAGGATTGTCAATTTCATCATCGGATGCTTGGTAAGGGTAGTCTCTACCCATTTCAACTTGAGGCTGTCCAGACTATTGAAGACCATCTTGAACGTCACGACGGTAAAACTTGTGTCGTGATGTCTTCCCGACAAACCATGAAGAATCATGTTTCTGCGTTCTGTCAACTCAGGCACTTAATGATCCGGCGCGCACGAGGCGGTTCCTGGATTCAATTTGCACCAACGTATCGTCCACAGATTGTCAATTCAAAGGACAGACTTAAAACATTCATTGCGCTTGATCCTATCATTGGAAAACATTTGAAACCACGTTGGAGAGAAGGTTTTATTTGTCAAAGTGGACAGGCACAAATTGCTTTTCTTTCCGCAGATAAACGCGCAAATGTTGTTGGTGCAACAGCAGATCATTGTGTTTCAATTGATGAAGCACATACTGTTGAAGAAGGAAAGTATGAAGAAGAAATTGCACCAATGTCGGGTTGGGAAAACGCAGGAAGAATAATGTGGGGAGTGGGAAGTGCAAGAGGAACACTGCTTCACAAATACCATGAACACAATACTGAAAAGAATCCCAAATTGGTCTTAAAGTATCCGTGGTGGAAATGGGCTGAAGTTCGCCCGAAGTATGCAGACCATGTTAAAGAGAGGATCGATCAACTTGGTGAAGACCATCCAATTTTCCTTACTCAATATGCGCTCAAATTTGTTGATGCGAAGGGAAACTTTTTTTCGGATGCACAGATTCGAGATATGCAAGACTCGGATTTTCAAAGACAGAGAACCAAAGATGATTTTTCCAATAAGCAAACCTACGTCCTTGTAGATATTGGTGGTGAGGATAGAGTAGGGCGGCCAGACGAGCAAGTAAGGATGGAAAAGCCTACACAAGATTCTTCTTTTGGTGTTGCAATTCAATTTGATTGGGATCATCCGGCAGCGGTGATGAATTTCCCTATTGTGAAAGTGGTTGATCTGTTTTTTCGGACAGGTGCAAAGTTTCGAGATCTCGAAAGTTCTCTCGGTGCTTGGCTCGATAAGATAAATCCCTATGGTGGGGTTTTTGATGCTCGTGGTCTTGGGAATCCACTTGCTTCATATTGGGAAGACAAAACCAATGGACGTATTCAAGCATATATGGCTGATCTAAGCACGGTTTCCGATGATTGTTTCGATCTACTTGCACGAGTGATGCACAGGACTGTAAAGATCTTTCGGGATGATGGTTCACTTGAATACTCTGCGTTTATTGACCATTGCAAAAACGCTTCCTATGAACTTTTTGGCTTTGAGAAAATGAGAATGACAAAACCCGAACTCGATCAAACAGCACATATCGATGGTGCAAAAGCCCTTTCTTATATTGGTCGAGTTGCAGAGAAGCCATTGTGGACTATCCTTCGTGGGGCAAAAGATAAGGAAGGATGAGGAAATGAGAAAATTTCTCCTTATCGCGCTTTTCGTTGGTGTCTCAAACTTTATACTGAAATCTAAGAAGAAGAAAAAGGAGATTACCCGTGGCAATTTCAAATGTAGAAGAAGTTTTGCAGGTTGGGCAAGAATGGCCACCTGAGAGTGAAAAACCAAGATTGAAAAGATACAAGGACTATATGAATCTGCTTCTTGGACATCATGGAAAGGTGTTCAATCTGCGCACTTCTAAACACGATCAAACGATTCAAAGAGCCTTGCATTTTTCAGATCCGCATGTTACAGGACAAGCACACTCCATTGCAGACATTCAAATACACCTGAGTATCCCTATCCCCTGGATCATTGGTGTGATGTTTTCTGACATTCTCTTTTCTAAAGAACTTTCTCCCCGTGTTGAAGGTCAAGAAGAAGATGATTCTGAAACTGATCCAACGATACAAAAGATTATGAACGAATCCGAGTTTCATGCCTTGAATTTGGAACAAGCAGTCATTTCAAGTATTCTTGGTGATGCAGTATATGAACTTTATATGGAAGACGAGCAAGTTCTTATTGAATCTGTTGATCCGCAAATGTTCTTCCCCGTTCTTACAAGAGAATCCAGACGAAAGGTGCAGGATGCTCTTATTGCTTACACATTTGAAGCAGACAAACGTGAATTTCTTCGGACAAAACATCATCTTCCAGGAGAGATTCACAATCAAGTTTTTGAACTCAAGAATTCTCGAATTGTTACAGAAGTCAACCCAAAGAATCTTGGCTTCGATTTTGAGGAAGTAGAAGAACTTCCTTCTGGAATGGAAGATGATCTTGCGGTTGTTCATGTTCCTAACATTCGGATTGGTGGGTTTTGGGGACATTCAGATTTGTCATTTGGACATATGAGCCTTATTGACGAAATCGATAATCGGTTTTCAGGGAATGCCAATGGACTTGACAAACACGGCAACCCACTCTTGACGGGTGATCGATCCATGATCGATCCTAAAGACGGAACTATTGATATTTCAAAAGGCTTTGTTCCTACTAAGGAAGGTGGGGTTGATCCACACTTTTTAGACTTTGATTCTCGGATGGAAGATTCCTTCACTCAATTAGATAAAGTGATCACAATGCTTTGTCTTGGCACAGGATTTCCGGCTGAACTTTTCCTTTCAAAGAAACTTGGCAATGATGAGCAAAGTGCAAAACGCCTACGCCTTGCATTCTTCCCAACACTGCTTCGCGCAAATAGAAAAAAGGTTTACTACAATCCTGGACTTAAAACCGTTTTGAATCGTGCTCAAAAGTTTTCAGGCACAAAAGTCAAGACAGTCTCTGATCTTGGTTGGCAAGACGGACTCCCGACTGATTACGCAGAAACAGTTGATTCCGAATCAAAACGCCTTGTGGCAGGTTGGCAATCCATCATTGACTCTATTATGAATGCGGATCACACGGATAGGCAAACCGCAGTTGAAAAATATGAGCGGATCAAAGCAGAGAAAGCAGAAGCGTTTGCTGAATTTCAAGACTCTGATATGAACATGGATGAAGAAGAAGGAGACGAAGACAAAGAGGACAAGGACAAAAAGGATTTTAATCGAGATTGAATAGAACCTCGATTAGCACATAGGTCACGGACCCCCTATCCCTATACATACATACATATAGGGTAATACCCCCTGGAGTGGTAGGGTGTGAATCGCACTTCTAATCAATCACGATTAACTGAAGGATTTGACTTATGCCTCACGATCTACTAAATGATGAAGCAGTCTCAAACGAATTTGTGAGGATTTATTCAAAGAGTCTGAAAACGCTCACGAAGAATTTTCGAAAACGTGAACGGAAAACAACTTCTACTCGATTCTCACAATGGTTGGGATCAAAACGTGCTCAAGCAATGAAAGATCTCCGTGAATACAAAGCGGACGCTTCAAAATGGATTCGTAACAGATCAAGCGGGTTTTATCAAGCGGGTTTTGATCAGGTAAAGGCAGCACTGGAGAGACATGCAACACCACCAAAGATGTCCTTCACTCAAACCCACACTCGTGCAATGTCGGCAATTGCAGCACAGTCCATTGGACGTGTAGACGATCAGAACTTTCATGTTGCTCGAACCATAGATGGTGCAATTCGAGATATTCAATTGGAGACTGTCTCCGATGTTGTCCTGTCGGGTGATACGGTCTTCCAGCATCAACAACAATTTCTTGCCAAACTTGAAGCAGCGGGAGTGATCGGTGATGACGGTCGTGTTGTGGTGGGGGGGAAGTCTTGGGATGGAAAGAAATACTCCCGCATGGTTGCACGAACCACAACCGCAAACGCTTACAGATCTGCACAGTTCAATTCATATGATCAAGTTGAAGAAGACCTATGTCAGGTGATTGGATCAAGTGGTTGTCCAGTTTGTAAACCGTTTATCGGTGCTGTTCTTTCAAAATCTGGAAAATCTACAAAGTATCCATCCGTTGCAGCAGCAAAATCATTCGGATTGTTTCACCCAAACTGCGGTCATCATACTGCTTTGTGGATTGAAGAGTTAGAATCTGACAGTGACAAAGAACTTGCAGCACGTAAAAATGATGACGCAACGGCAGCAACACAAATGACAGATCGCGAGAGAAAGGATTATCTAAACGATGAGGCCAAGAAGTCCCGCCTACAGTCCAAACAAAAGGAAGCGGAGAAAAAGAAAACCACATCGAGAAAAAGGAAAACTTCCGGGAAAAGAAAGCCGCAGGCTTTCACTCCGGCAAAGACAATCAAAGAAGCAGAAAAGTTTGCAAAACGAGAATTTGCCGACAGTGTAGACTACAG